ATTGTCTATAAATATACTTCTTGTTTGATGATTGTACTCGTATACACCTGTACGACACATTGGACAATTCGGTTTCTTTTCAGTCCACTTTACAATACAATGGTTATGAAATCTATGTCCACACATTGTTGTTACAATATTAATATCTTCCACACGTAACTCTTCCTGACAAATTGAACACTCTTCATACACGTGCTTGTGATCTGCATTGTATTGATATATACGCATCTCTTTACATATGTGTTTACCACAAAACCATCTTTTTGTTGAAAATCTATGTCTGTACTTTGCTTTATTTTTACAAATGTTCCGACTACAACATTTCGTTGGTGGAATTGATACGTGATCATTACCGATGATAATTGGTGGAGGAGGTGGTGGTACAGTGTAGTATTTGAACTTTTCAGTACGTTTCTTATCATACAATATTGGACTTATATCGTAACCATTGAAACGTTCAATGTTACCAATACGAGTTATATATGTTGATATTGTAAATTTGACATCATTATGTACATTATCCATCTTTAATGGTTCTTTACTTTTCACAAAATTGACTCTTATCAATTTTTATTATATTATTAACAACAATTTATATTGTAAATTTACACAAGTATTAACACATAACATAATAAAAGAATTTATATAAATATTGAGACAAAAAAGTAGATTTGTGGAGACGGATAGAATTTTCTAGATTATTAAATCAAACATTACAATTTTTATTATTATTTATGTAATTATGTTCACTATGTTTTTGTTGTAAAATTATTAGGAAAATAGTTATAATAAATATAAAGAAAAATTGATTTTAATGGAATGACAGATAGTATATATATTATTCTATAAATTGTTCAAGATGTTTGGGATTCTTCAATTCTCTCGTCGCGAGACTATCGGTTATAAGAACAATGGTATACGATTTAAGTCATTGAATGATAACACTACGTGTGTTGTTACGACCAAAGTAAGATCTTTTGTGGATCGTTGGGCAAAGATTAACAAGGATACACACGAACTTATCGAGATTTATGGTAATGTTGGTGATTATCACACAGAATCTGTCATTCTACAGCGTGCTATGAACATACTTCCGTGTAAATACCCTTCATACAATTACATAATCAATAAATCTAAATCACTATATCCATATACTGATACATTTACCGTTGATAACGAAAGTACCAATGATATGGATGATGCGTTAACTATCTTCATCGATAACAACAACAATATTAACCTTGGAATACACATAATAGACGTAGCTTCCTTCATTAATAACAACATTAATAAAAAAGACAAAGAAGTATTACTACAATGGGTCTTTAGACGATGTGGATCAACATATTTTGATGATTCTACTATACCGATGTTACCGAAACATCTTGCGCACGAGGTACTCAGTATTAAGCCGAATGAAGAGAGAGATGTGATATCATTGTGGATAACATTTGGTGTTGATTACAAAATACAAAAATACGAATGGAAGACAGAGACAATTATGAGTTCATCGAAGTTGTCTTATGATAATTTCGTTACTGAAAAATACAAAGAATATGAGATATTATCCAAGATATGTGATAATGAAGATCCTCACGAAATTATTGCTTGGACGATGAAGATCTATAATATGATGTTTACAGAATTGATCGAAAATAAGAATAAAGGTATACTACGTGTTAGACCAGATGACTTGTCTAGTGCTTCGTACGAAATCTTCGATTCTACCAAATCACAGAACCATATCGATGTTAATAACACAATGTACACACACGCAACTTCTCCAATTCGTCGTTGTATTGATCTATTCAATCAATTCGTCTATCACGATATTGATACAATTGATATTGATATTAACATTATAAATCAACGTATGAACGAGATATCTATGTTTCACAGGAAACACGCGATATTGGAACTTTCTCATAAGACACGTAATACACCTGTTAATGTTAAAATCAAAGAATATAATCAATCAAAGAATCTTGTTATTGTGGAGTATGATAATCGAAGATACAGAATTCCACGGTACGACAGTTTTTATGATGGAGATTTTGAAGATGATGAAGTCGAACTATGGGGTATCCTCAAGAATGGTATCAGTACTTTACGAATTCGTAACAAACAGACTCCGTTAACATCTATCGAAACTTTTGTAGAAGAAAAGGTATACGACCCAATTGATTCGATTTTAACAAAAGAATATATAGAAGATATTATGGGATATCCCATTGATGAATTTCAATCTAACTGTCTAAATGTGATAAATAAGAACAAGGATTTGTTTGGTACTGCACCCACTGGTTCAGGTAAGACAACTGTCGCAATGATGGGAATACTTAAAGCATTCACTTCAAATAAACGTGCTATCTTCTCCAGTCCTATCAAAGCATTATCGAATGAAAAATATGCTGATATGAAACAACGACTTAACGGACGAGTCAGTTTATTGACGGGTGACTTGAAAGTAAGGTGTGCACCCAGTGGTGGTGACGGATCCCCCGAACTATTGATTATGACAGCCGAAATCCTACGGAACAAATTAAATGTTCCTGATGACTTGGATCTTAAGAATGTGTCTATGTTAATTGTTGATGAATGTCATTATATTAATGATCCGGATCGAGGCCCTGTTTGGGAAGAAACCCTATTATCTCTTCCCAAACACATACAAGTTGTTGCACTATCCGCAACACTATCTCTTCCTGAAGAATTTACAAAATGGTTGTCACACAGACGTGATACCGAATGCGTACTCCACTCTCAACGACATGTTCCATTACATATAGGCAGTATCATTGATGATAAATTTATCGAAATGACTAATACAAACAAAATTAAACAAAAATTAGGTGTTGATCATTATTATTGGAAAGATCCATGTAAAAAGTCAGCATCACCTACAGTATTGGTTGATTTATTGATAAAGAATGATATGATACCGTCGATTGTGTTTTGTATGAGTAGAGCGAGATGTGTACAAATGGCGGAGAGTTTCACAAAGAGTTTAATGGTGTCAAAGAGACCTATTAAGAACATAAACGACAATGATTTCGATAAAGTCATCTATGAGGCAAATTTGAAAGATTGGAATGATGAAGTCCTCTCTCACAAACGTAAGTTCGATTTTTATGTTAAAAAGTATTTAAAGACGTGGGGACAAGATTTGGAGGATCTTCCTGAATACAAGGGATTCATTGAGATGTTGTACAAAGGTGTTGCATATCATCACTCGGGTATGATACCGGTGTTAAGAGAGTTTGTAGAGATACTGTTTCGAGAGAAGATGATTGTTGCAGTATTTGCTACAGAGTCGTTAGGTGTTGGTATAGATATGCCTGCGAGGACGACTGTATTCACACAATTGACTAAACCTACTATGAATGGACATCGTAATTTGTATACACAAGAGTTTATGCAGATGGCTGGTCGTGCAGGAAGAAGGGGTAAAGACACTAAAGGATTTGTAGTATATTATCCCTATCCCGAAGGTAAAGGTGGAATTCCTTATGGTGAGTTCTCCACTATGGTTATGGGTTCCCCCCCTCGTGCAGAATCACAACTCGTTATCAACAAAGACTTTGTGGTACGAAACTACAACAAACATCTTTCCCATCTCAACAAATCTCTATTATCCTTCAATCTACAAAAAGAAATCCAAACCAATCAAATCACATACAAAAATATGGACACTATCATCCATATCGCAGAATTAAACAATAAACTTAACGGATCTTCTAACGGATTTTCATCTCAAATTACAATCAAAGTCAATAAAAAACAACAAAAGAACTTAAAGGATGAATTGAATAAAAATTTGAACAAGCTCTCATTAACACTAGACCAAGCACTTCAAATATACAATACATACGCAACCAACTCACATAAAAACTCTTTCATCCAAAATGAATGGTCTTCTTCTATACAATCTTTACGTAGTATGGGTGTTATCGACGACAACGGACTTACATCTATCGGTAAAATCGCAGCTATTATGTGTGATGGTTATCCGTTAACACGAGCTTTTATGATACATTTCAACATGTTGAACAAATTGAGTATGGAAGAGATAGTGTGTTGGTTGGGGTTGTTTAGTTGGTCGATGCGAGACAATGATGATGAGACGGATACGGACAGGTCGGGTTTTAGTGATGATATGATAACATTAATTAACTCTACAATAGATTATTGTGATGGAATTTATAATAAAGAGATTAAGAATGTATATAACAAATTGAGTATAATGATGGATTGGATTATGAATAAGAATATTACAAACGTGGTACAATACACAGGATTGGCAGAATTTGGTAATTTCGTCAAGACTGTTCTACGAACTGTTTCATATGTCGAGGAATTGAGAACTATATTACTTTCTATTGAAAATTACCAAGTATACAATAGACTTGAGAATTTTGAAGAGAGAATTTTCTACGGTTTAGTATCCAATGCGTCTATATATGTAGAATATTAGAATATTTTACAATCTTTATCTATTACATATTTATCTTTACTATCTAAAGAACACTTTTTAATTATATTCTCATATAATATTTTGTTATTAAAAACATTTGAACGTCTTCTTAATCTACCTACCTTCTTTTGTTTTTGGAATAACTCTCTTTTCATACATTTGTTATCTAGAGTTACTGTGGGATCTTTCATCATACAATGACCCACCATCTTATGCAACGCGTGTTGCATATCCTCGTCATTCGTTTCCTCAAAATCATCTATATCTACTCGTAACAGAACACAATCCTGTTCTTGTTTTTTACAATCTTTATCAGTAAGGCCATTACATAGAACCTCTTGTATAGGCTCGTATTCGTCTTTATCTGTCTTGATGTATTCACGACTAATACAGGTTGCGAATGTTTCAATATATGTTGATCTATTGAGATAGATTATAATTAATAATAGAATGAGAATAATGGATAAAAAGTATATGGACATTTATATATTTATATAATCTTTCTAAGAGTTACGAATAACTTGTCTCTTTTTTCTATTGGCATATTTTGTAGGACTTCTTTATCCACACTTTTAAGTAATTTACACTCTTTTTTATATTTGTCTTTAGTGTTGGATATTTCACAGAGAAACTTTACCCTGTCGATATCCTTTAGTCCTTTACATTTGAATTGACCTGTTATAGGATTCCTCTTTAAATAACAGTAATGATCAACACCAGGTACGTTTTCCATATAGATTATTAAGAAGTATTCGTGGAAATATCCTTTATCTTTTTTAATAGGAAGAAGGACTTCTTTGCTCAATTCTATATTCATTTCATCCATCTTAATATCTCTGTCAGTTAGTGCCATATCTACAAACTCGTCTTCTTTGTACAATATACTTACCACATAGAAACGTCTCATTTTGAGAATAGGATTATATATTGTTGGTAAAGTTATAACTTGAATCTTGAAATTATAAGGATCATTTCTTGTATCTATAAATTCTCTTGACTTACTTACAATATAGTCTTTTGCAGCTGTCGGGTTCTTGAATTTTGTGTCCGTTATAGATAAAGTAATATCTAAATCTTTTGTTTTGATCTTTGTGTTGTCATTGTATTTTTTCTCAAATACCATTTTAAGACCATATCCACCCGGAACGAATGCTCTGAACTTTGGTATCTTATCCGGTTTCTCAATAAAACCTACCAATTCCTTCCTGAAATACTTACTAAATGCAACGTAATTATCTTTTTCATATTCAGGTGTTATTTTCACACTAGTTTGTACTGAACTAGATACATCTTCAATATTAGTAGGTATCAGTATATTACCGTACTTCTTTAGTACACCATTTATGTCATCTTTTACTTTCTGTGATTTTATGTTACACTTTGTTAGAAGATCATTCACACATTTCTGAACATTCGTTTCTTTGAATGAGGACACAGTGGGTACTGCAGAAACTAAAAGCGATTCATTTGTAGTATCCTGTTTAACATTCATTTTGAGTAAATTGATTAAATCTTTCTTTAGAATCTTTTGTGCATTAGGAATCCCACATTTTTTAGCAATTTTATTCAATTCGACCTTTTTATATTCTTTCAACGGATCGTAGTCACAATTCATTTTAATATAACAAACAATTTAAGTATTTGTTGAATTATTCATTTGTAACAAAAATGAATGTTTTCAATCTACTCGCATATGTTGGCGGTCTAATTCTGTCTTCTCAAATGATTCCACAAATTTTGAAAATTATTCAACATAAATCTGCAAAAGACATATCATATATATTTCTTATACTCAATCTAATTGGTTTATCATTTATATGTACATACGGTTTTCATATTCAAGACAGACCATTGTATATTACAACAGGTATTAGTCTATTCCATACTATTATTGTTTTAATAATTAAGTTCTATTATGATAAATATTACATCGTACAAGATAACGATTTTTGAACAAGATCGATCAACACGTCCAATTTATTTTCTATGTTTGTTATACGTTTTTCAACATTGACTGGTTTTAATTCATTGAATACTCTCTCTAACAGTTCTGGACAAACGATGTAAGGATTGTAATTGTTTTGATATTTGTATATTACATCTGTACGGATCTCTTCGTTTATATCAACCGGATCATTACGATGCCATTCTATCATTATTGATATATCCATTACTTTCGATATGTTATAGTTGGGATACATTGTATGAAAGTATGCTACTGCTCTTGCGACATTTCCTTTACTCACATCTATCGGCTCAAACAATTCCTCTATATTACATTTCTTACTGTATAAACAAGAAACATCTTTTATCTTAACTCCAAATTGATTCAAATACATTATCATTTGATTATCCAAATTTCCAAATTTATACGTATTTCTATGACTATTCAATCTACGATGTGTAAAAAAACAATGATTCATGTCTGATCGCATTGGATATTCTTTATTGAAGAAACTTTGTGGCCATATATGTTCACAATTTATATCTTTATCGTTTAGATCATTCCCTCCATACAATCCTTTTTCAGTCAACTCTTTTAATAATATCTCTTTCATCTTTTCATAACTTATTTGATTGTAATCATTGATAACTAACGGACTCAATTCATTATATAGTGTACTTTTTAGTTCAATACCTGCCTTTCCTTTTGTTATCTCTAACAATTTACGTCTATTTTCCATAATGGTTAATAATATTTTATATAAATAAAAACTAGTCTCTTTTCAAAATGTTTATTTCTTTTATTATAACTCATCACGATTTTAGATTTGTTAATAGTAAACATTTCAATACAATTGCAACGGCAATCAACAATTGTGTAAAGGATAATCATTATGTTCACATCTACTTCGCATCTACTAGAAATGTTCATAGATACGATCATCATTTCAAACACAGAAATATCGAACTAATACACAAAACTATTCCAGATTACACAAACGACATCGAAATTACTAGAGATCTCTTTCAAACAACCATCTTAGATAGTGGGTTTGATTATCATTGGATGATTCGATTACAACCCGACCATATTATCCTTGACAATAATATCTTCGTCAACATTCGTAACAAATACAATCCAAACTATCTATATACCAGATTACGATACTACGTAGGTAAAAATACTATCAGAAAAAATCAACGATCTTATTACGATCATTCTTCAATCATAAAGTATGATCAAAATATTCTGTCTATTTATGACAACCAATTCTATATGATTCCACACACATTACAATATTATGCATTCAAAACTAATCCTAACAATATAAACTACAATTTTAATCTTCCTATAAGTCACGATCCTGATGTTCAACGTATATTTAACATACTCAATTCTCCTCAAAACATTCCAGAAAAAACACAAACCATTCTATGGAACTCACAAAATGTTCCCATCAAAATTAATGACTTCAATATAATTTCAATACATAATCTGTTCATGTATAATAACACCTTTTACAACCATTAATCGGTTTTACGTTTATTCGCATTTGGTGTGTTTCCGTTTGTGTTAGGTGTTCTCACATTTCTTTTTCTTTTGATATCAGTCATCTCTGGACTCTCTACTACAACATCGCGTCTTTGTAAAATTTGTTTACGTTGATTACTTCCATTATTTCCGTTATTTCTTACATTACTATTATTTCTTACATTACTATTATTATTTCTTACATTACTATTATTATTTCTTACATTACCATTATTATTTCTTACATTACTATTATTATTTCTTACATTACTATTATTATTTCTTACATTACTATTATTTCTTACATTACTATTATTATTTCTTACATTACGATTATTACTATTATTATTTCTTACATTACTAATATTACCATTATTACTATTATTATTTCTTCTATTATTACTATTATTACTATTATTTCTTACATTAGTATTAGTATTGATCATCAGATACCCGAAAGTGTTGTTATCACGACACAATAATATCTTTGTACGACATTGTCGTATATCACCATATTGAAACCATAATTCTTTTTGGAAATCCCAGAGATTGATACAAAGATTATATGTGACACTGATTTTTGTAATGTCGTTATCTGTTACATTGTTTGATAAGTTATGAAGAGCATTGAAAGATTCAATATCCGTTATGAAAGATGTATCGAGATTATAATTATATAAAAAGTTTATTAATGCTTTTAAAAAACCGTACTTTCCTGAAACGTTGTATCGTGTATAATAATTTGGTGAATACGGAATGAAATATGATCTATTAAATAACTCGTCATATAATTTTGTGTTTTTAGATCGTTTTCCTTTTCGTAATAAATCATTCAATTCTCTAACATTGGTATTCGACGTTCCCTGTTGAGATCTAACATTGGTATTCGACGTTCCCTGTTGAGATCTAACATTGGTATTCGACGTTCCTTGTTGAGATCTAACAGT